ACCATAGTATATTCCCCCCGGTGAGAGGATTGGCTGTTGACATGACCGGAACAGGAACTGCGTCGCTCGGAGCGCTGACTAAATTTCCGTCTCGTTCGTAGTAGTACCCGCCTTGCACGAACACGGCTGGCCCAGCCGCGCCTTGAACCAGTCCATACGGTAGGTTTGGATTGAATGTTGGCATTTTATGACTCCTCGGAAAGTTGGTTCATGGCATTATCACCTTCTGATATAGCCTCGGCAAGCCATGTGATTGCCTTGGATGCGACCTTGATCTGGTTCTGCAACTCGCCAATCAGGTCGTTTCGCGTCGGGCTGACCTCGACAAGTTCTGCCAGGGCTTCGTCGACCTCTTGCGTGGCTCGCTCGGTGAGATGTTTTCCGAGTCCGGAGCGTAGGAATTGCTTGGCGGCCTCTCCTATGGCGGCGCGTTCCATCAAATCTCTGACCAGTGGATCGATAATCACGTTTTCTTGTGGCATTTTGTCTCCTCGTTGAGTGCGGCTCCCTAAAGGAACCGCGTCGGGTTAGTTACTGAATTACCCCGTCAGGGGCTTGCGTTTCGATTCCGGCCTGTTGCCCGATTTCCGGGCTGGCTGGCGGGGTCGGCGTCAAAGGGTTGGTGTTGGCCGGGATGTTCGGATCAGGCGCGATAGGCGCGGCTGGGACCGGGAAGTTCGGATCGACTCCTGCGGGATTGGGTGGCGTGTAGCCGGACATTTGCATGATCGAATCGGCGATTGGCGAGACTGCCGGCGTTGCCGCGACGACTTGCGCGGCCTGCATTGCGGAATACGCGCCCTCGACACCAGACTTGACACGGTTGGATTCGATGAATTTCGTCTCCGCGTCCAGCTTTCTGACCGTTGCCGCAACCACTTCCGGCGGATTCTTGGCATCCAGCGCGGCCTGAAGCTCGGAAAGCTGCTGCTGAAGCGCTGCGACGCGAGGATCGTCACCATTCTTGAAGTCGAAGAAGCGTCCGCCGTCCTTGTGGCCGAGCGCGCCAAGGATTTCCTTGATCAGTTCCTGCGGCTGAAGACCGTATTTTTCCAGCAGGCCGTCAGTGAGGATCGTCTTGATGGCGCCCATCCCCATTGCAAGGGTATTTACCTTGTCCTGCGGGTTGGTTGCGCCCATGCCGACATTGCAGTTCAGGGTTAGCTCTTCTTCCAGCATTTCGTCGGTGATCTGATCGACGCCAAAGCGCTGCCAGAGTTGCGCCTTGCCTGCGCACAGGGCTACAAGAACGTCGTCGGTCTCGTAATACTGCTCCAGTAGCATCAACTGACGAAGAACGGGCTCTACCCACGTCTCGACGAATGTTTTCAGCTGGTACGCCTGCACCTGATTCGAGTTGGTTGTCAGGATGTTCATTCCGCCGACCGTCTCATTCAGCTTGCGATTGCTGGCCACGCTAGAACCGGAGAAAACCCCTGCAACATCGTCGTAGTCCATGTTGAGCCGGTCTTGCTCGTTGTAGCTGCTCGATGTCACGTCCGGCGTGCTGACCACTTCCACATCTCCCTCCGGATCGGTCATCAGCGTTACGGCGCCTGGGCTGTTCCGAGTCAGGCTTCGGAGATCAACTTGCCTGTTGCGCTTCACGAAGTAGCGCTTGTTCAGCACGAACTTCACATTGTCAAGGCGTTGATTGGTGACCTCGTTGATTTCGTCCTGAATTCCAGCACCAAGGCTCGAACTTCCGCCGGGGTAAATCTTGTGCGTCTCAATCACGCACTGGCCGACCACGTAAGGCCGGACATCCGCCGCGTACTCGGTTTCGAGCGGAACAGGCCGGGTCAACAGCTTGGTTGATCCCAGCGTGTAGTAAATCATGTCCTCGCCGTCGATTTCGACGATATTGCGATGTACCCACGCTACCGAATAGTCAGTGATGGCCGTAGCTTCCTGCTTGGAGTCCGTCCGATTGTCCTCTCGCACCATCCGCGTCGGGTCGTAGCTCATGCAGGCGGCGCGGATTTCCGCCTCGGTAAGCTCCATCCAGCGTTTGCTTCCCATTCGCGCCTTGATGTCCTTCAGGTACATCGGGATCATCTGAATCAGGTAGGGGCTGGTTCCTACCGGGTCGTACCATGCCGCAGCGGGATCGAATCGGAAGTTCTCGATAGGCAGCAACTCAATGGCCGGCTCGTCCTTCTTCTTCTTCGGGTTGTACTTCCAGTATTGGTGACTGATCACCACGCCTGTCGTCATGGCGTCCTGATACCCGCCAATGCAGGTCAGGAACCACTTTATCGACTTGGTAAGCCGGTGCTGAAGGATCGACGACATCAGCTCGGCAGAAGCGGCCTTGAGCTTGTCGGATTCGTCGGTCGGCGTGATGCTCACCATGTCCAACGTACTGAAGAACGCTTCGGCAGCCACGGCCTCGCCCTTGCGGATGGTTGCGCGCGTCTTCGGCCTGAAGATTCGCGAACGCGCCTTGTATCCGTCGCTCATGTACTTGGAGCCGGACGGGAATTTCGACTGGAATCGGCGGATGTCCTGCTCGATCCGAAGCCGGATGTTCGCGTCAAAGTAGGTCGTGCTTCCGTCGTAGGCTTCGCTGGCCATCCGCAGGGCTGTTTCGTCGTTGATCATCGCAATACTCCGGTGCATGCCTGTCCATCTGCCGCAATGACTTGGCCTTTCAGGTTTGTTTCGAGGCGCATGATTTCGTCCATGTTCGCTGCCCCTCTTCGAAGTCCGAAGATTTCAAGGATCAGGCCGGCACGGTCAATCACGCGCCGCCGCCACTCGGACGCGCTGTAGATTGCGCCCAACGGTTCAGCGTAGGCCCGATTGCCCGAGACATCAAGGCAATAGATGTAGGCCATCCCATGCTTGCTTTCGACTCGAACGCCCCACGCATAGCCCGGATAGGTCGTCATCAGCGTGTCCGCCATGTCTTTCGACATTGAGGCGTCAAACGGGTCGATCTGGTTTTCCATGGCCAGCTCATGCTCGTACAGGTTCCTGCTCATGCCTTTGCGCTCCTGTTGTTGATCGCTCTGGCCAGCAGCTTGGCGACTTGCTTCTTGTCCTTGCCGAGAATCTTGCCGATTTCGGCCTTGCTCTTGCCCTCTTGAAACAGGCGAAGGGATTCGCTCATGTCAATCGCTCTGATCACCATTCTGGTTCGCACTCCTGCTCAACAAGGCGCGCCTTTTGCGCGTCGCCCATCCACAAATACTCTTCTCGGGAACACATTTGCTTTATCGGCTCCGGCAATTCGTCGTAATCGTCCTGCTTCGCGACAATATCGACATCATGGAATGACTGGATTTGCATACGGCCCCTTGCCACTCTTGAAATTGTTGTTCCCGCTGAATTCGTACCCAGGCTCGTCGTCGAGCGGTCGCTGCGCCTCGGGATCGCTGGCCGCCGCGATGGCGACCTCTTCGCTCCACAGTCTTTGACTGGTCAATACGGTGGTGTTATCTGCCATGATTGCCCCTCTCCATGCGTCTTCGATGCTTCTGGCCGAGGCTGAGTCGCGCCGCGTGCGCCATGCCGTGTATTTCAATCTTCGCCCTGTCGGCGCCGACCTGAATGGCCTCAATCACGTCCAACCGAACCCTCTCAAACGAACACCACACATAAAACGCCGCATCCTTCTGGCGCGCAATCGCCCTGTTGGTGTCGATCTGCTCGAATGCCTTGCGCGTCGGTTCATGCGCGCCGCCCGCCCATGCTTCGTTGATGATTTGCGCCGCGTTCTCGTACAGGCTCATGTTCATGATTTTCCTCAGTCGATAAAGGTTTCAGGTTCCAGCAGATTTTCATCAATTATTATAGGACAAACCGGGTCTATGTCGTAAATTCGCGAGCAGGCGTCTAAAAAATCGTCATGCACAGCGAACGGATAGACCAGGTACTCGTCGAGCAGGGTCTTGTTCAGGGGATATACGGTCTTTGTCTCATCGACTCGTCGTGTCGGCGTGAAAACTCGCCATTTTTGGCCTTGGTCAATCACTCGCTGCTGATTCTTTGTCAGCGACGGCTTTCCGTCTGGTCCTTTGGGGGGCACCGCGGCCAGGTAGAACTGGCCAGCCCTGAAGTCGGGCTCAAGTCGCTGGATTCGGTCGTACTTTGACTCTGTTCCATCCCTCGGCCACGCCAGTTCGTGAATTTCCCACTCGTCTTTGGCGCGATCCATCTTCTCTTCAAAGTATTCAAGGTCACTGGTACTTCCGTATCGCTCGTATCCGACCTTTACCATCTGCACGCCCGGCATGTTCATCCACACCTTTCGCAGCCCTGACATGGCCAGCCAGCGCTCAGACAGGCTCATTCGATGATGATACCCGTCCAGAAGGTACTTGTTTCGAGCCGAGTCGATGCCGATGACTGCCATAGCCGTTCGGTCGCTGCCCTTCTTCCGGCTCGATGCCGGATCGACAAGGATATAGACGTTGAGCGTTGCGGGCCGGATGTCGACGAACCGAAGCCACTCCTTCTTGAACATCGCCATGGCGCCGGCTGACGGGTTCTGGAGCATCTGCGCCGCGATGGTGGCCAGCCCTTGAGTGCGTTTCTTCTCTGCCCATACCTCGGGCGAGAGGAATACAGGCTTCCCGTCGATCGTGCCGTCGTCCGTGGCAGGATAGATGCGCTCCTTGAGAACTTTGCGCTCCATGATGACTTGGTACGTGTCCGCAAAGCTGTACCTCGTACCAATATGCCATCTTCGGCTCTTCCCATCTTCGCCAGCCGCGCCCAGGTTGTCTGAAAGCTCCCATGCGCCTGTTGTTTTAGTCACTTGGTCGGGCGTGCTGACGGATTCCTTGGTCACCACGTCATCATAGACGCGCAACAGGAAGTGCGAAGCAGTAGGCTGCCCGTCTACCAACCCCCACGCTTCAATAGTCGCCTCCTTGGGGTTCCCCTTGCGCTTGACCACGATCCCCTTTTCTTCTGACCACTTCGGGCTTTCGCGCTTCGGGTCGGCATAGAACACATCGGGGTATGTTTCGATCAAGACGCGGTTCGTCTCCAGCTCTGTTTTGATCTGGAGCAGGAACTTTCGGGCGATCGGCTTGGTATGGCTGAAGATTCCTACCGTGATCTCGGGGTCTTTTACGATTTCTTGGATGATTCCGGCAAACGTGATGATGGTGCTGTTGTGCGTTGTCACCATCTGACGTCCGGCAAGATATAGGCCGTCGGGGCGATCCACCTGGATGCACGACATTGGAACTGGCGCGATAGGCGTGCAGCCCACGATGTAGCGGCGCGGGTGCGGTCGTGCTCCGAGCTTGGCGCGTGCGGCCTTGCGCGGCAACCGGAACGGGTTGGATTCCTGATAGGCTTGGAACGCCACCTTCCATACTGGGCCGAACTCGTTGTAGAACTCATAGACCGATGGTTTCATGCCCAAGCCAGTGGCCAACTCGTACACATCCTGCGTCAAGCGCTGGCTGATGTTCGTGAATGTGGCCGTGCCTCTTGTGCTGCAATGCCCGTCTGTGTCCATCAGCCCGCGTAGCAACTCCATGCGCTGACGAGCAGACCCACGCTGGTAGTAGATGGGGATGTTTTTGTCGCCCAAAACGCCAATGCTGCGAAGCATGGGCCGCAACCCGTATACCGTGCGCGTCACGGCGTTTGTCTTGCTGGGCGCCGTGTCTTGGCCAACGCTGTAACCTTCGGCCTTGATGTACTCGAATATTTCCAGGTCTTCTCCGGTAATGCGTCCATCGGCTGACGACCCATCTCCAAGCCACGCTCCCAGCGTGTACGGCTCAATTGGCAGAAGCGCTTCTGGCATGTTCAGCGGCGCGTTGACAGCCACCGCCAGCCGATTGTCCGGCGCATGGTTGCGCACGTAAATGTGGCGCGTGCTCAGGGTAACGGTTTCGCGGTACCGCCGCCCGTTCTTGGTGCCGGCGATGCGCTTGCGGGTCTTTGTCTCAACATTCCACAGGTGATCTGCGCCGGCATCCATGGTGGTGCCGTCGTCGAACTGGATGCGATAGGCCTCTGGTGCCGTGAATACCTCGGTGGTAGCCACTACCATAGCGGGCGTGCCGTTAGGACCAAATACCCAGTCGCCGGTACGCAGTGCGCCGTGCGTTGTCCAACCTCCCGGAGTGGGCACGGGCTCGTCCAGCCTCAAGGCTTTGTAATGTTCCCGCGCCCAGAGATCAAGGCGGTCGTCGGGCCCGGATTCTACCTCTCTACACCTGGCGTAAAGCCAAGGATGCTTTGCGTCGGGCCGCTTGAGCAGGACACAAAGCAGGAAATACCGGTCATTGCGCCCCAGCCAGCGCGCGCCGTTGGCTTTGTGTTCGGCAATGATGTATTCCCATGCCGCGCCAATCTCGTCGAATGGCAGAGCCTGTAGATAGGCTCGCAGCCGCGAATCAAGCGGCAGCGTCGGTGTCTTTGACGGCGCCACGCACCTTTGCCTTGAAATCTTCGAGCGCAGTGAATAACTCGTGCGGAACATCACGATCTTCTTGATTGCTGGCCGGTGGCGCCTCGCGATCAAGGCGATGGGCCTTTCCTTCCATCGTAATCAACTTGTCCTCGGCCTCAACCAGCTTCTTGACCATATCAACCCGAGACGGCGTACTGATCGACTTCATATAAACGTCGTTCAGTGCGTCCCTGTTGTTCTCGTCCGGACATCTGAGGAATTCACCGAGCTTCTCGAACAGCGCCCGCTCTGCCGTCTGCTGCTCTACCTCTTCCGCCAGCAGGCTGACCAACGCGATACGTCGAGCGATCCGCCCCTGCTGCTGGATGATGATGGTCGAATTGACCGTAGCCGCTATCTCGATGGCCTGCTCTTCGGCAGTTATCACCGTGACCGGCGCAGGCTCTTGGCTAATTTCTTCTGGTCTTTTGGCTAATTTAATCTTGGCTAATTTTGCCGTGGCCAGTTTTTCAGTGGTCTTCTGCTGAATGCGCTCGCTCAGGTCGCGACTGATCCCGTGCTTCCGCGCATAAGCCTGGATGGCGCCATGACTGCGCCCGTGCTTTTCCCCGATCTGCCGATCAGTCAGCTTGCCGGCTCGGATGTCGATTGCTACCGCATCCCAATCGACTGGTGTCAGCTTCCTCTCTCTGGCCATGCTTCACCGCCCTTCAAACAATCCTTGACACTATGCCTTTTCTATGCCATAATGGGTTTGTGGGAGATAGCCCACTTCGCCAACCTACTAGGAAGATTACCATGAAATCAAAGCACACGAAATCTATTACCTCTGCAATCATGGAGGCCGGCACATTTGTCAACAAACCGTCAGGACGTGGCACAAGCTGGACACTGTACGGCCCCTATCGACTCAGCGACCTGCACGGCCCAAGTACGTCAGTGAACTATGACAGCTATCAGAAAGCAGTCGCGGGTAGAACGATATGGGTCGCGCAAATCGCTTTGTCATTGATGGGCAAGTCGGAACTACAGGACACGGTTGATTTTGTGGCTCACAAAAACGCCGGCCTATCGGGAATCACCGTACGCCATTTGGTGCGCGAGTCGATCAAAGAAGGCCCGATGTAAAAACCAACGCAGGGCGGGAAATCCACGCTCTGCACAACAAACGGAGATTGAAATGAAAAACAAACACACACCCAGCCCTTGGAAGTTCTGCAACGACACGCTCTGCCAAGCAACGGGAAATTATCTGCACCTTGGTACGTTTGTTGATTCTCCCGGCCTTGGCCACGCCACGAAAGCCAATCGCTCCTTGATCGAATCCGCGCCTGATCTTCTGGAAGCTCTGGAAAATGCAATCCCGATCATCGACGCCTATCGGCGTGTTTCGGGTGGCGACGGCGACCTTACCGCTCTCAGTGCGCGCCGCGCCATTGCCAAAGCAACCGGCGACAACAAAAAAGACGAAGGCCCAAGCCTTCTCGAAGCCCTTAAAGGGCTGCACGATGCGACGAAAGCGTACTTCCAAGACTTCGAGCATCTGCACCCCATTATTCGCAATCGGCTCGCCCAAGCCAGACTGGCGATCGACAAAGCGTCGACTTAACGTGGCCAAAATCATTATCACCGGTCTTTACCTCTTCGCGCTGCTGTACATCGCAGCGCAGTTTCTCAACTGAAAGGACTTAACCATGAACAAAGAGCAAACCAAGCGGCTCAACGATCTTCGCGACTGGAAGGCGATGGGCAACGAAATGTC